TAAATTTTTTTATTATTTAATAAAATTTCATAAAAATTGAAATTAAATATAAATATATAACGGATTGTAAAAGTGTGAGCTTTTCAAAATGTGAATATAGAGCTAAAAATGAAATTAAAAAAGAATTTGAATTAACAAAAGATGAATTCAAAAAAATAAAACTTAATAATTGTTATTTGTGTGGTAAAATAAATACATCCACTCATACGAATGGAATAGATAGAATAAATAATAGTATTGGATATACAGTGGAAAATTCTAGAGCTTGTTGCAAAACATGCAATTACACCAAAAATTCTTATGATTTATTGGATGTATTAATGAAATTCAAAGATATATGTAACAATAATGATAAAATTGTTGATATAATAACTAATGAACAAATATTGGAATTGTATGGCAGATTAACAAACATTAATTATTTTAAATAATAATTATACATTTTTTTATTTTTGATTTTAAATCATCAAAATATTTATGATAATATTTTGAAATTGTAATAAAAAAGTAATACAAGTGGCGTAAAAAATCTGCCTCCCTGACTAATTTGCATAAGCAAGCCCTCCCATTCCACTCATAATTCTGAGGACATTATATGAAAAAGCATATATGTAAAGCAAATTATTATTATTAAAGAAGTTCAAATGTGGTAATCCAGTTCTATGAGTTGCATCTCTAAAGTTAATGTTCAATTGAGTGTTATCAATTCTGGACAAGTTACATGATCCTGATGGTTGATGTTGTTCAGGATGGAGAGCAAATGAGTAAACATTGATACCATCTGAAGGTGTGTTAGTGTGATGTTGATCTGGTTGAACATAGTTGAAGTATGATCCAAGTCTTCCTTCAAATCTATCTTGTCCATTCAATTGGATGATTGCCCATGCAGTTGGATTTCCGTGTCCATTAATCAAAATTCCAAAGTTATCCCATTGATTGACTAAAGGATCATCACTATCAGCTCTGGTATCTAACAAAAGATATACAGGAATTGATAAATCTCTAACTGTAAGAGTTGAGCAAACGTTTGTAATTGTGATGACATTGTTTGCACTGACTGTAATGTCTGCTGAAATCTTTCCAGTTAAACTGTATGATTGCAAACTTTCAACAATAAGTGAATCAGTGTTAATCCATAATGTCTTGTTTGTAGACATGTTTGTTACATTGATAAGTCCGTTCAATGTTGTTCCAGCTGTTCCATATCCAAAATCTTCCCATGTTCCAGTTGATGGTGGTTGATCTGCTGGTGTAACCATGTTGTTGTTTCCATGGTTATAACAATCTGGTTCACAGACTGCTGAATTCAATAACAAAATTGATTCTTGGAGAATCTTGAGAGCTGCACAATCAATTGATTCCTCCCAATTACATGCAGTGTAAAATGGAAATTCAGTTGAATTAATGTAGTTTCCGTTTCTCATTGCCCAGATCAATTCCTTTGTTGGATGATTGAAATGTAAAATGTACTTTCCGTTTTGTTGATTGACTGATTCTGCTCCAGTATATTGTAATTGTTCAATCAAATATTCGTGTCCAACTTGCGCAAATCTTCTTCTTTCCTCTGAATCTAAATAGATGTAGTCGACAAGTAACAAAATATCCTTGATTTGAATGCTATTGATGTCGTTTGCAATGAAATTCTTGTTTGCAATAATCAATTGTTGTGCATTTGTGAATTCAATGTTAAGTCTGACTTCATGATATTGAAGAGCAATCAATGGAAGTGCAAGTCCAACATGTCTATTAAACCAAAACTTCAATGGAATATAAATCTTATATTCAGGCTTTTCAAAACAATCGTATGTTGTCAATTCTGGAACATCCCCAATCATATGTGCAAATCCTCTTGCATTTCTTCCTGCGTGTTGCGCAAGTTCGTACCAGATGTTAAGCCAGATACCATATTGTCTGTCGATTCTTGATCCTCCAATTTCAATATCAATTTCTCTCAACATTGCATGTCCCAATTTACGAACCCATGCGAATTTTGATCCTGCTGATGGAGCAACTCCTTGAATTGTTACCAAAATGTACATTCTAGTAATAAGATCTCCATTTCTTGTAATTGTTACTGTTGATCTACGACCAAAATCTAATTGTCCGTTCAATGACAATTCAATACATTCCATTGAAAAGTTTGTATGTCTTCTATATACAACTTTGAAAAAGGTAATTTGTGGATTACCTGTCAAATATACATCTTGAGCTCCATAAGCGACTAATTGCATCAATCCTCCTGCCATATTAAATATATTATAGCTTTATAAAAAAAAAATTTAAAATTCTATATATTTAAAAGTTTTTATCCACATTTAAATATTTCATTTATCATCAATATTCTTATATATCATTCAATATATTCACTTTTTATTATTTTCATTGTGTGCGTTTTTATCATATCATTCACATACACAACCAATATTCTCACCATAAATTAACTCTTCTCAATAGTTGCTAAATATCTTATTATCATCAAAATTATACCCAAATATATATCCATTCTTCGAAATCAATAATAATATAATTATTTGTTCACCTATAAAATCCCAATTCGACCAATATTTGTGCAAATAATAATCCCAACCAATACACCCAATACGTCCATTCACATAATCATCACAATCTTATCGCTTCATCAATATTCCTCCTAACACCTGATCCATTTTTATATAAACATCATAAATTACCCATTTGCATGATGATTACCTTTTCAACTACCATCTTATATAATCCTATTGTTTCATTCATATTCTTCTTAATATTAATATTCGTTTCAATATCATACATGCATCCCAAATTATTCACGCCATCATCATTTCCTAATTCAACACTTAATCTATAAAATTTTATTGCCTCATCAAATTTATTTATTATTGCATTATACATTCCCACATAATATAATAATTCATCATCATTGTAATCAATGTCTATATCAATACATCCAATCATTAAATCATAATTTTTTTCAATATTGCACATATTCCTTATCTTATTCTCATCATAATCATATCTTTTGATAAACTCAAATATCTACTCCTCCAAAATATCCATAAATAACTATCATATATCTAAAATTCATAATTATTTATATTTTCAATTTTGTATAAAAAAATTTTGTGTTTTTATAATTTATCATGTTTTTCACAATTAAATTTGTCTAGTAACCTAATATTTCCACAACCATTCATCCCACAATTACAATCACCACAACCATCAAAAAAACCAATATAATCGTAAAATCCATTTGTCTTGCGCATATTACCACATGTTTCATTTGCACATTTACATGACTTGCAATATTTAAAACCATTATATCTTTTCTTATAACACACATCACATACTAATTCATTATCCATTTTTGCATAATTAATCAATTTCACATGTTCAACAAATACTTCCATTTTCAATTTTTTATTTATACTGTTGTATATGCCAACCCAGCTAATCCTGACATTATCCTTAAAATATTATAATTAGTCCCATAAATATATAATTGATTGCTCGAATTCAAAAAATTTATACTCGGATTCGTTGATGTCTGTGTCGGATCATTAAATGCTATCGTTAATGTCGACTTCTCGATTCTTGATAAATTTGCTGTCCCTGATGGTTGATGCTGCTCAGGATATAGTGCAAATGAATATACATTTATCCCATCCTTTGGTGTATTCGAATGATATGCATCTGGTTGCACATAATTAAAATATGCACCATCTTGCACATCAAACCTATCATGACCATTAAACTGAATCAATCCAGTCTGCACAGGATTAATCGTACCGTCAATCAATACCCCATAATTACTAAACTGATTAACTAAAGGATCCACTGGATTATATCTTGTGTCAACCAACAATGACCATGGTATACTAAAATCCCTCACACTCAAAGTTGATGATATGTCCAATACAGTTATACTCTGATCAGTATTTATTACCACATCTGCACTAATCTGACTCGTAATCCCATATGCACCAGATGCTAAACTATTCGCATTTATATATACCGGAACACTACTCGCATTTCTCACATTTATATTGTTATATGTGCCAAATAAATTACCTCCTAATAATTCAACCCATATTCCACCAGCAATCGCAGTAGGATCAAAATTCACCGAAATAGATTCTAATAATATCTTCTCTGCAGCACTATCAATTGGCGTTATTCCAGTATTCACATTTTTTTCATACCATTTGTCACTATTCGTATAATAAACAAATCTCTGTTGTGTTGTGTAATTTCCATTCTTCATCGCCCATACTATCTCCTTGGTTGGATGATTGTAATTTAATTGATATGTATTCACTAAAGTAATCACTTGTTCTATACCACTATATTGCACTTGTTCAATCAAATACTCATGTCCAACCTGCGCAAATCTTCTTCTTTCCTCTGTATCTAAATATACAACATTTATCAATAATGTAGCATCTTGAATCGTAACACCAGTATCATCAAAATTAATATCCTTCACAATCACAGTCTCCTTTGCCGCCAAAGTAACATAAAATCTTAAATCAGTATATTGTAAAGCTATCAATGGTATCGCTAATCCAATATATCTATTGCACCAAAATTGCAATGGAATAAATAATGTATATTGTGGCTTTGTTGAATTGTCATAATTTGTTAATTCTGATACATCTCCTATCATATTTGCATATCCTCTGTCTTGATCACCATTTCTCGCCAATTCATACCATATATCTAACCAAGTGCCATATTGACGATCTATTGTTGTACCACCAATATCAACTTCTATTTGTTGCAATAAAGCATGACCTAATCTTCTCACCCATGCAAAATTATTTGACAATTGTGATTCAACTGGATTTAAAATTATCTTGACATATACTTTACTTATCAAATCTGCATTCTTAGATAATACTGTTGTTAATGTTTTCCCAAAATTTACGTCACCCACAAATGGCTGTTCTATAGATTCTATTGCAAAATTTGTATATCTACGGTAAACTATTTTAAAATATGTTATTTGTGGATTTCCTGTTAAATAAACGTCCTGCGCACCATATGCTACTAATTGAATTAATCCTCCTGACATTATCAAATATAATATTTAATAATATTATAATTTGCGCATTTCAAACCACTTAAAAATACACGATAGATATATCTAATATAATATAAAATTATAATGTCAGTTTTCAAAGTTAAACCATCAAAAATACGCCATACGGCAAATATACAAACATTAGATGAATTACACAAAAATCATGTCCAAAAATTCAGAAAAAGAAAACAATTACTTCCAAAAAAAAAATTAAAATTAGATAAAATAAAAAAACAATTGGAAAATCTATATGCAAAAAATCCCACAGAACTCACTAATGATGATATCAAAAATAAATCTATGCTCAAATCTGACATTAAAAATCTTGAAGATGAAATACATGATATAGAATTCAATAAATCAGAAACAGATTATTACAGCAAAACTGCCGAAATATTAATGGATTATTATGATAAACTTGAAAATGGTGATAATCATAGTAATCATAATGATAATAATAGTAATGATAGCAAAAGTAGTGGGTGTATCATCGATCCAAATATCATTAAACAAAACCCACTCGGAGAAAAGAAATTAGATCCACTTGATAAATTAAATCTACTAAATCTTAAAAATAAAAAAATTAAAAAAACATTCAGAAAAAAAAAGAAAAAAAATAATTTCGTAAATACTGCTGACATAACAACTTTCTTCTCAACAGAACCTAAAATACAATTTGGAGACACTAATAATACCCCCATTAAAAAAGATGACTCAAGAGCAGATTATCTAGAAAATTATAAAACTATGATCGGTATCGCAAATAATCAAAAATCCAAAAAACATTTTAATCCAATAAAATATTGTTCGCAATGCGGTAATGAAAAAATACTCTTCCAATCAGAAGGTAATTATGTGTGTGATCAATGTGGAGAAACAGAACATGTAATCATTGAAAGTGAAAAACCAAATTATAAAGATAATATCCCAGAAAAGCCTGGATATCCATACAAAAGAATAAATCATTTCAATGAATGGTTAAGTCAATTCCAAGCTAAAGAATCAACTGATATTCCAAAAGAAATATATGATCTCATTCTCAATGAATTACATAAAAATAAATTTTATAACCTCAAAAAATTATATTTCCCATATATGAGATTCAGTTTCATGAAACTCATCCTCAAAAAATTAAGTCTCACCGGATATTATGAACATACTACACACATCATCAGCAAATTAAGTGGAATACCTCCACCATCGATCAATAGAGACACTGAAGATACCTTGAGATCCATGTTCAAACAAATACAAATACCTTTCGAAAAACATTGCCCAAAAGATAGATTCAATTTTCTCAGTTATTCATATGTTCTTCATAAATTTTGTCAATTATTAGAACTTGATGAATTCATCATATGTTTCCCTTTGCTAAAATCTAGAGAAAAATTAAGAGCACAAGATAAAATATGGGAAAGTATATGTGGAGAACTAAAATGGGAATTCATACCAAGTATTTAAATTCAATGAATATTTTAAACAAATTAAAATATTTATACAATATATAAATGAATAAACAAAAAATTCTAAAAGGTAACAATCTAATAAAATATGTATTGTTCTTCATATTGGCATATCTAACATCTTATTATATCCTCAATAAACAAGTTGATGTCATGGAAATAGTAAAAATTCCACTTATACTCACAATATTATTCGCTATTATAGATATGTATATGCCATGTGTCCATATAAATGTCAAAAATAATTGAAAAATTAACATTTTGCATGTATCATTATATATTGAATTTATTATATAATTAAGTGATATAATAATGAATTATTATAACATTAGCAGAGTAACAGCAATAAAAGTTGTTACTGTTGGTGAATCTAGTTGTGGTAAAACAACCATGGTTAATAAATTATTAAATCCAGATGTAAAATATGTGCCTAATACAACAATTTTGTGTTCTTTTAATTTGTTAAAAATTAATAAAACACAAAACAATGATGAATTTTGCATTGACATTTGGGATACTGCTGGACAAGAAAGATATGCCAAATTAATACAAACATATTTTAGAGATGTCAAAATTTTTCTAATGGTCTTTGATGTTATAAATTATATCAAAACCATTAAAACACTTAAATCTTATTTGGTTCATCCTGATGTTGAAGAATGCGATAATATCTTC